GCCAAAAATGAAGTGCTTTTAGTTGGATTTAATTCCAACAGGGCACGTCATCCCACTGGCTGACGAGGACCGTTGCGAAACGGAACTCATCACTGGTAACAGCTGACATCGTAATATCAGCAGTACCAGCCGTTACCTCAAAACGAGTATAGCCTCCAACGGAGACGATACGTGAACACTGATAAGACGACTGTCCGAAGCCCGAATAGCAAGCTATCGGAATTTCAGGCAGCGTCTGCCAGTGCGTTAAGAGGCCCTGGAACCCATTAGGACGCGTTTTGCGCGTCCGTGGTTCGAGGATTTTGGCGAAATAAGACTGCGATACTTTAGAGTACCTTGGTCTTACTTCATCCCAGGAGCCTATGAGAGCACCATCGCCTAAACCGTCCGGGATACCCGGACGGTTAAGTGAAGGTGAGATCTCATTGACGATCGCAAGATATGCGGGCCTGAGCAGAATATCTGCGTAGGTCACATAAAATCTACTAGCTAACCGACGGATCGAGTTAGCAAACCAGATCAAGCGAAAATCATCGCAAATAGGCTTTCTGATATACACGGGCGTAACATCCATTCCTTGAAAGTAGTGTTTTCCACAGCTTTCAAAGAATTCACCTGATATAAAGGTCTTCTCAACGTTTGTGGAAAAACCACACTCGGAGAGAAGCCAAATAAGGTGATGGGCAACGTCCTGGTGGACGACTAAGTCGTCTCCATAGACACCCAAGGTGTTATCCAATCCACTGAGTTGGATACAAGCGCGAGCCAGGGACCAAAAGATTAAGGTCTCAAGCTCGAACGTATATCCATTACCCATAGAGGAAACCTTCTGATACTCGTGAAGAGTACCATCGGGAAGAACTCCCCTTTCAGAGCGGGTCTCCATAATAGCGGAAAACCAGTCGTCCGGGAGTAACTGGCGAACGACCTCAATCGAGATAGTATCGCTAGCTGCTTTCAGATCTATAGTAGCATAACGCTTGATGAATGCGTCACGTGCTAAGTTCTGATTGACAGATTGATCATTTAGATCAATCCCAACTTTTCCAAGTTGCTTTCGTATAAGGCCACCGATCCCTTTTTGAATAAACATATTCATATCGGGTTCAATCGCAATACAGCGGTCGGTCTTTGCGTTCTTTGGAACAGTGGTAACGCGATTACCTATGACGGGAGCTACCCAGTTCATAGGGTCTGGCCCATAAAGCTCTCTAAGGTTATCAGCCCAGAGAGGTATGCGCGAAATCGCACATACAGCCAGATGCCTCGCGTTGATCGTCACTTCTGGTTTCCCAGAGTATTTGTAGACAGGACTGCCCTTTCGCCGTGGTAACCTCGTAGAGGCCCCATGGCTGAAAGAAAAGAACTCCTCCGCAGCATCCCATGAAAACGGACCAAGGCAAGAAGATATGTTTGCACGTGCCATATGTATATATGACGCGAGTGACGTGGTGGTAGTACCGACGCCAATCTTCGAAGCCAGAGTGTCGTTTACAGTGGTGCACTGCAATTCAGCGTCAATAAATTTCCTAATAGCAACCTCTTCGGTGTTGATGCCGAGCGGGAAGCTAGGGAATTTAGATAGTAGAGACGCAGCATAATAATCATCGCGAAACCTCTCGGGATCACGATAATTGCTAGGCTGAATATCGATATCTAATAGAGCCTGATACTCACCTCTTTCGAGATGGGATAAGACTCGTTTACTGATA